TCATACATATTAAATCTATTAAGATCATTTTTGATCCTTCTTTGTTTCTCCCAAGGAGTTTGTTTCTTAATCTCAATACTAGCCATGATAAATGCTTCATCATACAACTGCTTGTAGTATACAAGTTTTTGTTGTAACTGATTAAAAGTTTCATCATTAGTTTGATTTGTAAGCATCTCAAACACTTTGTATTTAATGAATGCTTCTACATACTCTCTAACACGATAGTTATCAGGAATCAATTGATTTCCTATATCATCATACTCAGTAGCATAGAATATTAAATGAACTGTTCCATTTCTGAAATTTGTAACAAACTTATTATCTCTAATGTCAAATGAATCATGACTAGCAGAACCAGGAGTGAACTGATGAACAGGAAGAGATTCTGCATACATTTCCCAGTTGTTTGTATACTCTACTCCACAGTTTTGTCTTGCAGATATGTTACCAGGTCTAAGTAAATACTGATGAGTAAATCCTCTAGCTACAGTATTGTTTGTTTTATATACAGCTTGTACTAATGTTGGCATACATGTACCATCACATTGTGGAACTTGACAACCAGGTCTATCACAAGGAGTTCCTCCAATAGTTAGTGGAGAGACTTGTATAGTTGTTGCACTAGCTGCTTGAGAATAGAAAGAGTTAGCTGATTGATATGGATAACCTGACACTTCTGCACACATCCATGCTTCTCTAACAGCATAAAAGTTGTCAGGAAGTCTAGCTTCAAAGTCTTGAATAAATAAAACTTCTTCAGCAATTACAAAAGTTGTTCTTCCTAACTTCTGTAAAGCTTTATCTAAGTATGTTGGAAATAAAAGATCATCTACAGCACCTGTATCAAAATAGCTTTTAAGCTCTTCTTTAACAGTTGAGTAAACAGGTTCTGGGCTTATGAAAGCATATTTATAATAGTAGCTCATAGTTTATTATTTTTTCCATTCATTATAGATGTATTGGTACTTATCGTTGGTCTTTAAGTAATGTGATAGAAGTCTTGATGTTAGTCTAGAAGGTTTGAAATACCATAGATCAGAGTTTTTAAATCTTGCTGTAGCTTTAAACCACATCCATCCAAAAAAGAATCCCTCTGTATGATAGTTGAAGTTGTAAATCACCTTTCCTTTTTCTTTGGTCTTTTGCCAATCTATAGGAAGATTAACAAACTCTTTACCATCTACATTGTTTTTTAATTTTCTTCTTTTCTTTTTATTGATAGAGAACTCTCCAAATCCATAAGGTAGTTTTGCTTTCTCTCCTGTTTCTAAAATATACTCTTTGAAACATTCATTGTAAGTGTATAAGATATTTCTCCACTCATCGTATGTTAGTTTAATAGAAGTATGTTTTTTACAGAAATGATTATAACTATCTTTACTAGAAGATCTCCAATCAATTTTGGTTCTTGACATTAATTAGTTGGTTTTGAGTTTGGTGCTTGACCATCTATTCCTTCTTGACTAATATCTGTTTTAATATTAAAATAAGTAGATAAAAGTTTTTGTGATGTTAACTGTAACACTTGTTGTTCTAAATATCCAGGAAGAGGAAACTCTTTGTCTAATGGGTTCATACATAATTGTTCATTTGTATATTCTGGAGTTCCACATCCACATTCTGGATACATAATATCATTATCTACATCTTCTTCAAAGAATGCTACAAATCTAATTGATTTAAGTAATGGGTTGTTTACATATAGATATTCATTAGATATCCAATAGTATTCTTCTTTCTTGATTACAGGAAGCTTCAATAAATTAATGTATCTATTTACAGTTATTTCTTTTAACTTCTTTCCTTGACCTCCCATTGCATTAATAGAATAAACTCCTTGTATTACATATTGGTAATTACCTTCTGATATACGTGGAAGCTTAAACTTAGTTCTAGCAATGCTACATTCATCTACATAGTTGCAACATTCAGAGATGGGTACTTCCATCATCTCTAAACAAGGAATTGTTGTGAACAATGTATCTGTTGCCCAAAGTTTTCTAAGATTGGTTTCTCTCTTAATAAGTAATAAAGAATTGTTTCTTATTTCAGAAGCAATAGCTCTATCTGTTATTAATGCATCTGTAGAAAGTATCTTGTGGACACTTCTAACATCACTAACTAATTTTCTTAATGTTGCCATAATTATATTCGACTTTCAAATTCAGCAATTTTACCTAGTTCAATATCATAAACTAATGCTAGAGCTGCACGTACTGAGTGTACATAGTTATTATCTAAGTGCCATCTATCTGTTCCAGAAAGACTAGGCATTTGTTGTATTCTCACTCCTTTTAATTCTTTAGCCATGTAGTGATGTTTATCACCTGTGTGTATCTCTCTATATTTAGCATTACCAAATGCTTGACTATATTTAGGATGTGTTGCAAACAATAAAGGAAGATCTTCTATCTTACAGTTACCATGGTGCCAACCAATGAATGTATTTCCTAATGTTATTGCTTTAACTACACTATGTTCTCTTATAAAATCTACATCTGCAACTTCTTTAAAGAATACATCTAATGCATGTGCTAGATAAAAAGATTTAGTTCTATCATGATTTCCTTGTACTAGTACAACCACTACATGACTTGCATACTGTCTTAACATGTTAATTGTATCTACAAGAATAGAAAACCCTAGTTCATATTCTTCTGAGTAGTCCATTATAGTGTCTTGTGGAGTACCATTTGTAGTTTGATGTTGATAGTTATCAGTGTGAAAGAAATCATTTGATATAGGCAATATAACAGTGTCTATATGATAATTAGAAACAACTTTATTAATCAAAGATTGAGCCACATCAAGATATCGATTAGCTCTTGCTTGAATACTATTATCACCATCTACAGTTCTTTTAGCTAAGTGGTAATCAGATAGAGATATCTCTACGTTCACCACATCTTTGAAGTTAGGTATTTTGGTAACTAATATATTGTTTGGTTTGTAGTTTTCTAAAAACTTAGCAAAGTCTTCAGGAGAGTAATCTTTTGCTTCTTTTCTTTTTGAGAAGATTGAGGAAGTAAACTTTCCACTTGGTAACATCTTAGACCAGTAGTTGGTTATGATGTATTTATCTAAGTTTATTTTGTGTAGTTGAGCTAATTCAATATCATCTTTGGGATCAAAGTCAGATATAATTGTACTTTCTATTGTACCTCTTTCAACATTTACCTTTCGTTCTTCTGTGTAGTTTTTTATTTCTTGTTGATTGTTGTCCTTTTCTCTAAGCTCTTTTAAGAGCTCATTCACTTCAAATTCACTTATCCCTAGTCTTTCAGCATAAAACTTCTTACTCTTTTTGTGTGTCAGTAATTCTTGCAATTGAATTAATAAGCTTTGATTTTCAGACATATATATTTATATTAGTTAAAAAAATATTGTAAAGATAATTAATAGTTTTTATATATTCCAAATAATTTTAGTTAGAGCTGTAATTCTTTATAACTAAATTAGTTAGAAACAAAAACTCCCCAAGAAGATCTTGAGGAGAAATCACAGAAAACCAACAAACTATGATTTTTTATTTATTGTTAACAAGGACCATCCTCATAATAGATAGTTATTGTAGTTAAAGCTGGTACTGATATAGGAGTGAAAGAATAAGTTCCATTTGCTGTTACATTTATACATTCTACAAACGCACAGGATACAAACAATTTTAAGCGTCCTGCACCCACCACATCTATTACATCTACATTAATTGCATTTACTGCAGCATCTCGAGTTCCTACAGATATTCCTAAAGGTCCTATTGGATAACCTAAAGGACTAATAGTCATACCTATAGAGTTTATATCTGTTATAGATATTGTAGCTGAAACATTGTACACTGTTATAGGATCTTCACACTGATCTGGTGGCAATGTAGTACTAGTTGTGGTAGTGCTACTTGTAGATGTTGTTGTACTAGTGCTTGTACTTGTAGTTGATGTACTACTAGAACTTGTTGTTGTAGTGGTAGGAATCAAACTTATTTCTATATCAATGTAGTTAGTACATATTCCTGTAGATACCACTCTTATTGTTGTAGTTCCTTCAGGTACAACTATTGATGTATATCCAGCTACTAAGGCTGCTGTAGACACACCTGTTTCAAATGGAATAGTGAATCCATTTGTGTTAGATAAAAGATTGAAAGGACCTGCGTCACCACCAATTGGTAAAACTAATGTTATTAATGCTATCATAATCTATTTGTTAAGGAATTGTAGTTGTTGTGGTAGTGGTGGAAGAACTTGTACTAGTTGTTGTGGTTGTGCAACATATAGCAGATAAAGATGCTGTTGAAACAACAGTGGTTATATTTATATCATTTTTCATGTATCTGAAACTTAATATATTTGCTGGACTATTTGTACATACGTCTGTTGAATAATATGTACCAGCCACTGTATAAGATGATTGGCTAAATACACCATTACAATCTAAAAAGAAAAAACTAATTAAATTATCATTTATAGGATCAGTATTTCCAGTAGCATCATCTAAATCTGTTTGACTAATGTTAGTTTCTATTTCTAAACATCCACAAGCTAAAGTGGTAGTAGTTGTTGTAGTTGATGGTTCTATTACAGGAATATCAACATAGTTTGTACAAAGTTCTCCATTTGATTTCACTCTGATTACTACTGTATAATCAGGAACAAGTGAAGAAGCATATCCTGCTAGTAATGCAGCTTTGCTTACACCTGACTCAAAAGCAGAAGTGTATCCATCATTGTTTGAATAAAGGTCAAAAGGACCAGAGTCTGTTCCTGCTATACCTAATGTTATTAATACTGTCATATTATTTGGTTTTAAATAGTTGTTGTAGAGGTGGTGGTGGTTGTTGGAATACAACAAAGTATACCTGAATTTACAGGAAATACAGGAACTGTTTGTGGATTACCACTTAATGTAAAATGTCCTTCTATTGAATTTATATCAGAAGAACATATATCATTAACATATGTATCTGCAACTGTATATACTTTAGAATCAGGAAGTCCATTACAATCTGTATATGTAACTTCAACACTATCTGTATCACTAAAAATTATATAACCTCTTGTTATTGTTATGGTCATATATGTACAAGGACACACTGTAGTTGTAGTTGTAGTGGTACTTGATGTAGAAGTGCTTGAACTAGTAGTAGTTGTAGTTGGTGGTGTTGTAGTGGTAGTAGTTGTAGTGGATGGAGTTGGAAGCTGAGTAGCACTTCCAATAAAATCACACTCAGGTAATTCACTAGCTGTTCCAGTAAACTCACAAATAGGACAACATATAAAGATTTGATTGTTTATAATATCTACCTCCTCTGTAATAAGCATTAAGTCCTCAGTGATATTTGTTACTTCTTCTATAAGAATGTTTACACTATCTATAGCAGAACATATAACATTATCAAACTTAGTAAGGATTGTATTTAAATCATCGCATACTTTTACATCTGTACAAGGAAGTGGAGTGCTGTCATAAGAGACAACACTCGTTTCTATTATCGTTGTATTATTTGTTTGAGGACAAGTAGCCATGTTTTATATTTATAGTGTTGTAGTGGTAGTTGTGGTAGTTGGTGTTGCAGTAGTTGTAGTAGTAGTGGTTGGTGCTGCAGTTGTAGTGGTGGTGGTTGTAACATTACAACATACATCTAATGTATTGTTAATATTAATTATCTGACTATTAATATTGATTATTTGACCAGTGATGTTTGTAACTTGAATATTTAATAAATTAATCTGAGTAAGTAGATTACATATAATCTCATCAATCTTTTGCAATATCACATTAAGTGTATCACATGGTTCAGCTATAATGCAATCCAATACAGGACCATTATAAAGTACATTGCTAGATAGAATTACATTTGTTCCACATTGAGTTTCTCCACAACCAGTATTAGGAAGTGTAGAACTACATCCACAAGGATCATTTATAACTACGTCTGTACAACAAGGATTAACTGGTAAGTAAGGATTCATAAGTTTAATATTAAGGAATATACATTATATAATAACAACCTCTTGATGGTTGAACATTAGCATGAGGAAGACCTCCTCCAACACTTGAATTTACAACGTTAACAGTTAAAGATACATCACCTGTTGTTGATGTAGATAATGTTCCTGTTCCTGGAGAAAAAGATGTACCATCTGCATCAGAATTAGCTCTTACTATACTATGTGAGTGTGGGTTTGGAGAAACAGTTGATGTTGCAACGTGAGTATGATTAGGGATTTGTGTAGTATTTAATGTTATTTGATTTGCTCCAGTAGTTGTTCCTATTGAATAATTAGGATTACCTGTTATAGCTGGATCTACAGCAGGATTAAATGCTCCTCCACCCATTCCTGTTGTTGTTCCAACTAATGTTCTTCCTCTTAAATCAGGAGTGCCATTTGACCCATTACATAAATAAACTTTATCCCAATATCCAGAACCTGCACCAGAAATATCAAAACTATCTCCTGAAGCAGGATAATTTGAAAGATCTCCAAAATAAGGAACTGCTGTATAAGGAATCATTCTACCTTGAGCAATTACTGTAGTACTTTGTGTATTTATATAATCTTCAATATAATCATTAATTCCAGGCCTTCCAGGAGAAGAATTAATAGGAACATATGTATTAGGAAGACTTATTACTAATGCAGCAAATGAATCATTTAATGTACAAACTTTATTTATAACAGCTTGTACAATAGCATGTGTATCTGAAGAAGCTGTAACACCTGTTAAACATCCAATTGTATAATCAGCATTTAATGTAGTAATTGCATTAGTATTTGCTGTAACTTGTACTTGAAGATCACAAGCAGCTTCTATTAAAGCTTTTGATATATCTACAATAGAAAGATCTTTACATGTTGGAAGATATTTTTGTACAAGCTCACACACCACTGTAGGTGCAAGATCTATAATCACTCCTGTACCATCTAATGTAGATGTAAGAAATGTAATTAAAGCTTGTTCTACAAATGATAATGAATCACCTGTTTGAATTCCTAGGACAGGAACATTTATTCCTGTATATTTTACACATCTGTCAGAGACAATCTCTGTACATCCATTATAACAATTTGAGCAAGTTGACATATTATTTATTTTAAAAAGGTTTTAAATTGTTGTTGTAGTTGTTGTAGTTGTATATTGATTTATACAATTTTCACAACGAGTTATACCATATATCTGATCAATAGTTCCAACATCTGCTGGATCAGTAGTTACATCTATTATATACCAGCATTCAGGAGTAAAATTACTTACAATAGTACCTTCTCCTAATTCATCTACACCATTAAAATGAATAACATGGTATTCCATTCTCTCACATCCTGCTACATTATAATTAGTGCCAGAAAAAGTAGTGGTAGTTGTTGTTGTAGGGTTTGTTACAATAGTTATATCACAAGGAACCTCTATACAAGGTTCTGGAGTGTTACATCTACTTACACACCCTAATGTAAGACGTATCACTCTACTAGATATCATAGCTACAGAATATTTATGTACATAGTTTGGATTAATAAGCTTGTACATTAATATTCTTCTATATCCTATTAATTGAGTTATGTCATCAGCAGGCACAGATTTGTTCAACATATATGAAATATTGTTGTACAAGTTGTTACCAAGTTCTGCTAACTTGCAATCTATTTTTCTAAGTAAAGAAGGAATGTCAGCACATTCTGGACAATTAGTTAATCTTGGTGATAACATAATAACAATTTTATTTATTTACTTTAGCTGCACATGCCCCACATAACCCATTGGTTAGTTGACATCCACATCCTACATTCGCTCCACATCCTGAACATTGTGCCATAATTAATAAAAGTTTATTAGGTAGTTGTTACCAGAACAACCACAGTTGGATTTAAGAAAACTATTTAACATATTATCTGCCTGAGCATATAATGTATTTGATTCAAATTCTGCACAGTTATTAGCTGCTGCAATTGCTCCTTGTATAAAGAAGTTTATAGTGTTTAACATAACACTAGATTGTGTTTTAAGAGCTCTATCACACACCATCATGTTTAATTGTAAAAACGCATTGTCAAACTTCTCTTGAAGTCTATCAACACGTAATATTGTTCTCTCTACATAATTTGTATATGCAGGAGCTACAGAATATCTTAATCTGTATATTCCATCAGGAAGTGGTTGATTACAATCTGGTTCTGTGATTCCTAAATTAGACGATGTAAATACATTGATTTCATTAGGAACAAATGGTAGTGTTGTTGTTCCAAATCCTGGAATATCAATCTCAATAGATGGTGCTGACACCACTGGAGGATTGGTAGGATATACAGAAGCATCTGTAACACCAAGTGTAAGTACACTATAAGTAGGGATTACTAATATATCTAATTGTAAGTTTGCCATGTTTTTATAATAATTATGCCAGAGGAATATGAGTGTATCCTCTTTCCCCTGGCATAGGTTATTTAATAATTATTTCTTCTTATTCTTCTTAAGGAATATTTGTAGAAGTTGTAGTAGTTGTTGATGCAGGAGCACTAGATGTAGTAGTTGTAGTTGTGATACAAGGAATACCTTGATCTACTACAGTACCTAAACCAGCTTCTAATACAGTAGTGATTGCAGCAGAAATACCACTTGTTGTAGCATTAGGAGCAGCTATAATCACTGTAGAATCTTCCATGATGTAATCACCCCATTGGTATTCAGATTTGTTATACTCATTAAATCTAATGTAGTATGTATCATAACTAATACCAGTAGAAACCCAACTTTCAAAGTTTTCGTTGTAACCACCCATTCTGTATAAATGTTTCAAATATCCTGCTTGGTAGCTGTAGAAGTTTTTCTCTAATTGAGCAATTTCTTCAGAAGTACCAGTGGCATAAGAAGCACGTTGAGTGATGATTGGAGTAGCAACAATGTTACAATTATCTGCAACAATAAAGTCAGCAGTAGTAGCAGGACCAGAATATACAAATGTTCTGAAAGACATTCTATCATATTCAAATGGGAACGCAGCTACATCACAAGGTTGACCATATTTAGTTAATGGTTTTCCTGTAATACGTAAGATTGTACCACCTACATTTTCAAATGTAAAGAATGTATTGAAGCTAATGTTATCAGGATTGTTACCTGGAGCAGCTTGTGTTAATTTAGCAATTAATAAGTCAATGATAGTGTTATCACTTACTTCATCACATGGATTTTCGTCACAAGCACAACATGGAGCTTGAATAGTTACTGATCTTGTAAACCCATTAAAATAAAGAGTTTGAAGATAAGAAGATGTTGCTCTTAATGTAAGAGTGATAGACTCACCACATTGTACAGCAAAATTAGTTACATCTGTAATTTGATTAGCAGCTGTAGGACATCCTGATACTTTGTACCATTCTGTTACGTTTGAGTTACACCCAGATCCTGAAGGACATCCTTTGATCTTGTCAGATCTTTTAGATCCTTGAAGATAAGTGTTTGTTCTACCTTGTGCTACGTAGAAATAAGGAGCAGCAGCGATATTCCCAGCAGTAGCTAAAGAATAATCGTTTCTAAAAATACCAACTTGTCCTGCAGTCAAGTTTTGTGTTGAGCCAGAGCTAGGGAGTGCAGTTTGCCCCACTGGAACCACGAAGAGCGTGGTTAATGAAAAATCAGCCATTTTTATTTATTTATTAAGTTAAAAATTTATTCGTTTGTTTGAATCCTATATGCTGCATTTTGAACAGCAGATTGATTCTCTGTATACATTGCTAGATTCTGTACTGTAAGATCTAACAATTCATCTTCTAAATATAATTCAAGTTCACAGTCTTGATTAAATGATGGTTCTCCATCTAACATTATATATCCTGTTTTATTTATATACACTGGATATCGCATGTACATTATCTGTATATTCTTAGGAGTGAATGTTCCATCTGTGAATATACTTATTTCATCAGAAGCAAGAAAGTTAAATGTTTCTTGATATTCGAATGAAGGTTTGTAATGATCATTGTTTAATATAAACTGAAGATCACCATGTTTAGCAAGATCTCGATTGATCCAAATCTTTCTATCTTTACATCTTCCTTTATCAGCTAATATGTAACTATCAACATAGAACATATATTTTGGCTCAAGTAAATGAACATTAGCAGCCCATTGATTTAAATCAGCATCCTTTAATGTTAATATTAAAGGTTGGTGATTATAATTCATTACAAGACTCTGTAAGTCTTCATAACGTTTTTTAAATGCATCTTGACCTAACTGACTAGCAGTACTAATACCATCAATCTTCTGTTTTATTAACTTAATCTGAGCTTCATTAAGAGCTAAGATTTTATCTTCTAATTGAATTTGTTGATGAGCATTAGTTGATAGTTTATTTAGTTTTTGGTCAATCTTGTATAATAAACTATCTACTGGTATCATATGCTTTTATATTTTTAAAAACTAGCCACTTAAACAGCAGCTAGTTTTTTAGTTTTTAATTTTCCTTCTAATACTAATAACTCATCTTGGTTATCATCATCAGCTAAGAATTTTACTAAGTCTTCTTCATCTTTAGCTATTTCAAATTCTCCTTCATAAACTTTACCATTAGGTTTAATTCTATAAATTGAATGTGCTACAGCTTGTTTTACTAAATCTTTAATATGGAGTAAAGCTTCTTTCATGTCAGCAAATCTATTAAACACTTCAACTGGACTCAATCCTGAATATTTACCATTCTTGAATTCTGTTTGTTTCAATACATTATCTACTAAGTTATACACTACTTCTTCTTTTGAATCTTCTGATACTGGAAGTCCTAAAAGTCTTGCAACTTTTCTTTTCTTCTCAGGAGTCATAGAATCAAACTTAACAATTGCTTTGTTGATCAATTGTTTTTTCTTGTAGATCACTGCATTTTCTATCTCATCATCAACAACATAAAACTGTGTCTCTGCTGGATATTCTCCTCTTTCCCAAGCTTGATGAGAAGATGCAATAGTAGGATGTACTCTTAACCATGAAAAGGCTATTTCTTGGAAAGCATTTCCTAAATCAAAATAGTTATCACCATCCATCAATTTAACTGATTGTACGTGAGTTT